CCACTCGCCTTGACGATCTTTTATCTGTAATCGTTTGTGAGCATCTGGAGAGAATAGCAGTGTGACAGAATTATAGTCTTTATGCTCTCCGCACGGCAGTTGATTTTTTCTTGCTTCTGTAGCAGGATAAAAGGCTGTTCTAATATGATGATGACAGATTGACTCATGCAGTTCAACTAGATACTTACAGTTGAGTAACTGCTCAAACTTTTTTAAGCAGTTAAGTCCTGTGGTATGAATTATTGGAAGTGCTTGTTTTAGCTGGGAAGATAAAGCGGATGGTATAACACTAGAATCATGTAGAGTTTCAATCTCAAAAGTTTCTTTAAAATCATTACGTCTAAAAGGAGATAAGAACTGTTGGGCTATATCAACCCAACCATCTAGAATGTCGCCTGTTGCTTCATAGTCTTTTTTATTAGTGCTTTGTTTAAACCAGTTCTCTACAGCACTAAACCATTTGTTCATGATTGCTTGTTCTTGTTCTGTCCAAATGTTGTATAGTCTAGCAAAACCAACTACTGTATAAGCACGTTTAAACTGTGCCTCATCAAAGTTTTGCCAATCTATTAAAGGAACATGCATTGTTAAATTCCGAGAGAGTTTATCCAGGCACTAACCCGATCATCATCGTGCTTCCCATAAAGCGTAGTCACATATACATCATGTTTTGTGTATATATAGAGTGGGAATCTATTGTGTTTAAAAGGATCTGTGTGGGCTATAAGTGTTTCATTAGCTTGATTTGCTGTTTCAAAAGAGATACCACTATGAGAAGCGGCAAGTCGAGTAGTCTGCAGCTGTATAAATTTGGTTAAATCTCCATTTGAACTGTGGCTAATTCCTATAATTTTATGACTCATTTACATTCCTTGAAAGTTAATTATCTATCATGCGCATGACTTTATATTTTCATTCTACACTTGCATAATAAACGTTTTTTATCTATAATATTTAAATAAGCGAGTTTCTCAACTATCTATGTTTTGTCTCAAGTTTTCTAACTGAGTCTCTAGCATTGATAGTCGTTCTGACAAGTTTATAATTTCTTGATTGAGGTATCGAATATCACCACCTAAGTCGTTAGCCATGTCTTTTATCATGGCGTGTAATTCTTTTACCTCGTGTCTTACATAAGTTTCTGTTGCATACATAGACTTATAATACTAATTTTTTTACAAGGTGTCAATACATTTTACACTGTATACACATAATAAGGATCTAAAATGAGCAGACCTAGATTACCAGAAGCAATTAATAGAATTAAACTATATAGAAGTCATGGATTTAAAGAAGCAGATGAAGCGCTAGAAGAATATCAAACTATGTGTGATACTTCAGGCGAGTTTTTAGCTGGAAGATTTATCATTGAGTTGTGTATAGAAATAGAACGAGTACTACTAAAGGAGAAAATGAATGCCAAGAGCTAAAAAACGTGATGCTAACGCTATCCGCATAGGCAGTAGTTTTACTGACTGGAGCATAAGAAGAACTGTAGATGAAGCAGCAAATATTGCACGCTGGAACCCACCCATTGCCCTCGAGTGGTATGAAGAAGCAGCTTCCCGACTGGATATAAGTATGCCAGAATACATGGATTATTACAATAAACATGCAAAACGAACAAATAAAATGTGGAGTAATTTAGAAAGTTATCGCTGGTTTGATAAAAAAGATTATTGGGGAGACCTCGCTATTCGCAGAGTACCCATTATGGGAGAATATTAATGAGTAAGACGCTCGTGGAAATGTTCTCAAGTTTGTCTATCAATTTACAATTTGCCGTTTGGTGAAAAATATGCTAAAAATAATATATGAGGTTTTAAATGAAGTTTAAATATGTATCACGAAATCCATTTAGAGATTTTGTAAGAAACTTAAGAAGAATTGCTACTTCAACAGAAAATTCTGAGGAGAAGTGTAAATTATATCGTACTTTGTACGCAGAGATAAAAAGTAAACTCCGTGCTAGTACTGCCTTGTTGAATAACCAAACTGCATTTTCTTATAGATGCAGACACTGGAACGAGCGTGATTCAAATAAGATTCAGCTTGTTTCTAACCTGCAGAACCCTTGGTTAATGCTCAAACGTGAGTTTGAACAGGCGGTGTCAGCCTCAGATTATAATCTAGTGGCCACCCGTGTGTCTACTGCTCTAGCATGGTTTTATGCTAATCCTCATAGAGATTGGTGGATTACGAAGTAATGAAGCTAAGTACTGCGATTATGTTAGTTCAACGAGTAGTTACTGGACTGCCCGTAGAAGTGTATGATGACGAGACTGAGGAAATAATGAGTGTTCCTGACTATGAGCTATGCACCCCTCGACCATCGGGAGACTGCGCAGGCAGCCGTCAGATTGGTAGTGCTAATATGATTCTAGCCTATAATTTACTATATCAAAAAGTTATTGCAACTCGATGGAGAGATCACAGAAGTAGAAATGATAATAGAGATTTAACTCAAAAGTTATTTCATCAAGCTGTTGAAGACCTTCAAACTAATAAAATAATACGAAAAAAACCTGAACTAATACGAACAACCTTTAAACTAGTGGAGAACCTTAATGCCAGAAGAAAAAAAGATATTACAACAAAAGATAAATAAAATTGTTGATTTAATGATTCAAGATGAAGCAATCAGAGAACATATCAGCGGGGTTCTTAAAGAGATAAAAGCAGAGTATGACATTCCTATGCCTACTGCTAGGAAAATTGCAGTTACTGTTAGAAAGCAAAACTTGAACGAAGTTCAACAAGATTTTGACTCTTTTGTTGAACTAGTAGAAATGTGCTATGATAAATAACATTAGAGTTATTGGGACTAGCTGGATTGAATCAACTATTGATGTAAGATATCCATGGCCTCAACTTTTAGGATTAACTAGGATGTGGGGTCACTCAGGCATTACCATTGATGTTCAGTGTGAACATATATTAGATACTTATGAACCTGGTGAGTTAATTATTTGGAATCTTACTCACTGGAATCAAAGTGACCCAAGAGGTGATAGCACATATCTTTTACCTTATGATTGGGGTCCTCAAGACTCTTGGGGAGAACTTACTCGAAACTTGTGGTTTAAAAAACTTACTTCAAGTAATTGGTTAAGGAAAACTTCAGCTATGTGGGTAAAAGCAGTGATTGAAACTGTTGGTAATGAAAACTTACTTATTTATCCAATTTATAGACCATCTTTGATTGGACATAAGTGGTTAGAAAATTATTCCTGTGTGAAAGAATATCACATAGGAGACGAAAGAAAAGCACATGGTGATGGCAGAGGCCATTGTAACCAGCATGGACACTCTAGAATAGCATTGAGGATTGCCTCTGATGTACAAGAAAAGTGGGGAATACACTTAGAGATGTCTGTTGCCTCAAAAGAATCATGAATCAGTTTATAGATAATAAGTATAAATTTTGCATTGATATTGACTTTTTAGACTCTGTTAGTAGAAAAGCATCTAAAATGGAAGCCATGTTTAATAGGCATGCCACCGAAAAGAATAACCAAATTACGGCAGGTATTCAAGGCACGGACTTTCATGCTATTAAGTTAACAACTGAAAAGACGTATGATTGGCACTTTGATAGTTGTAACTGGTATCATAAAGAACAAAAAATTGTATTTGCTGATTCTCATGGCAGATTTTGGACACATATCATCTATATCACAGAAGGTGCGCCTTTAGAACTAGCAGAATTTGATATTGACTCTGCACCTGTAGTTAACACTATGTGGTCAGCTCCACACCCTAAAAAGATTATAGCGAGAGTATTTCCTAAACCTGGGTTAAGTATTGTTTTTCCAGGATTTATTGCTCATCGCGTGCATCCCAATATTACACACGATAGGTGGTGTATGGTTAAGTTTATTACAAGTCCTAATTACAAAAGTTTAACAAGCAGTATTTACAAAAAAGCTAAGGAAGTTTATTTCGATGAGTATACTAGGCGTTTCGGCATTTCACCATGATAGCGCAGCTGCGTTAATCAAAAAAGGTAGAATTATTGGCGCTTGTCACGAAGAACGTTTTACTAGACTAAAATATGACAAGAGCTGGCCCCAAAACTCCATTGATTATTTACAGAGTATTACAAACAACATAAAAACAATCGCTTATTATGATGACACTAAGAAGCATGACGTAAAACCTATAGTCAAAGCGCAGTTTCCCTCTGCGGAAATTATATATTTTGACCATCATGAGTGTCATGCTATGAGTTCTATATTAATGACTGATTGGGAAGACTGTGCAGTTATGGTTGTAGATACTGTTGGTGGAAAATATTCTACTAGTCTAGGTGTATATAATAAAGGAAAGTTTACTTGGTTAAAACGGTTTACTTACCCTAACAGTCTTGGGTTATTTTATTCTTCTGCCACTAGACTTTTAGGATTAAAACCTCTACATGATGAAGCACAGGTAATGGCTGCCGCTAGTTTTGGTAAACCAAAATGGGCAGACTTTATAGAAGATAAATTTATTGAGATTAACCAAGATGGTTACCAGCTTAAAACAGACTTACGTAGAGGCGTTGGATATGGTTGTTTAGACTGGGATATTGCTGCTAGTGTACAAAATGTACTAGAAAAAACACTACTAAAACTAGCTAAATGGTTACAAAAAGAAACAGGTATGCTTAATTTAGCATATTCAGGAGGTGTTGCTCTCAACTGTGTTGCGAATACCTTTTTATCTAAGTATAGTAACTTTATAAATATAGCGATTCAACCTGCGTCTGGAGATGCTGGATGCGCTCTTGGAGCTGCTGCGTTACTAAATAGACCCAGTTGGACAGGACCTTTACTTGGGTATAATTGTAATACAGCTATAGACGTTGAAGATGTAGCTAACAGAATATTAAAAGGTGAGATAGTTCCTTTAATGCACGGTAAAGCTGAGTTTGGTCCCAGGGCATTGGGCAATAGGTCTTTACTATCTTTACCTACTGATGTGAACTCAAAAAAGCTACATATTTTAAAAGGAAGACATACAGATTATTGGAGACCTTGGGCACCTATATGTTTAGAAGAAGTTGCTAAATCGTATTTTATTGTCTATAATAAAAAATATAACTTTGATATGCTATTTGTTTCAGATAATATCACTAAAAAATGGTTTAATAACCCTTTAAAAAATGCAAGACTGCAGGTGGTTAATCACAAGACTAATAGTACATTAGCAAAAATTTTAGAGATAACTACAAAAGCAGGTTATCCTATTTTAATTAATACAAGTCTAAATGCTAAGGGAAAACCTATAGTAAATACAGTAAAGGATTTTAACAATGAAATGGCTAATAATGGCAGTCATGTATACAACAACGGGTGCTTCTGAAGACCCACGAATAATTATAAATAATGAGTGGAAATTTGTTAATAGACAAGCTTGTCTTTCTCACCTATATGAATCAAGTGCACAGTTTAAAGATGATATTCTAAAACTAAACCCCGATGTACAGACTCTTCATTTGACCTGTGCTCATGTAGATACTATTATAAAATTACGTAAAAAATATAAAAAAAATGAAATTTAATTACCTAACAGAGGTAGAAACTGATACATTACCAAATGGAAGAACGTATCACACACCCGATGGATCCTTTCCGTCTATTACTACGATACTTGGAAAGACTGCTAATAATGTTTGGTTACAAAAATGGAAAGAAAAAGTTGGAGAAGAAGAGGCTGCTAGAGTCTCCAAAGAAGCAACTGATCGTGGAACAGCAGTTCATGAATTTGCTGAACAACACTTCAATGGAGAAGATATATATTCAGAACTTTCACAAGAGAAAAGTGATGTAATACAAATGACAAGAGACTTGATTCGTATTGGAGAATCAGGTGTTGAAGAAGTTTGGGGACAAGAACAAGTTTTATGGAGCAAAAAATATAAATATGCTGGTAGAACTGATATGGTAGGAATCTGGAAGGGTAAACCTACAATTATAGATTTTAAAACGTCAAAGAAGAAAAAGTATGAATCTCAAATCAAAGATTATTTTATTCAGTGTTGTGCTTATGCTGTTGCTCATAACGAAATGTACGGAACTGGCATCAGGGATGTAGCAGTTCTTATTACTGTTCATGACGGAGAGCCACAAATATTTGAAAAGTCAGCAGTGCCATATTTACCCTTGCTGAAAAATAGGAGAATGGAATTTGATAGACTGGGTTAATGATTTAATTTTTTGGTATAAACTCCGACAAGCAAGGCATGAAGACCCGTTTATATATGAAATAGAAGAAAGTGAAGAAATAAAAATGACTAGTTGTCAAAATTGTGGACATGAATCACACTGCGGAATCTCTTTGTGGAAAGAGTATCGTAGAACTTACGACCACGGTCCTGAGGGACAATATGAGGTATGTAAACAGTGTAGATGTGAAAGATGTAAAAATGACCAAAACTAGAAGGCTTAGAAGCAATCTAATTAAGTTTTTTGAAACTAAACCTTTGACTGATAAAGAAAAATCTTTTATAATGAGCGCATTAAGAAATCAAGAAAAATACCCACAATTACATCCTAATATTTGGAAAGTGGTCTGTGAGATAGAAAAGAGATATAAAAATGTCTAAGTACCCAGGAGTAGAAAGATTACCTTCAGGTAAAATTAAGTATAGAGGAACTACATTTGATGGATTCAACAAACCAAGAAGATCAAACAGAAGCGAGAAAAAAGGTATGGTGCTCGCCAAAGATGGCGAAAAAATTAAACTCATACACTTTGGAGACAGTTCGATGGGGCATAACTACTCTCCAGAAGCACGAAAAAGTTTTAAAGCAAGACATGGCAGAAACATCGCAAAAGGACCCATGTCAGCAGCTTACTGGGCTAATAAAGTCTATTGGTCAGGACCTAGCGGCTCTAAGAAGTCACCTCCAAAAAGCCAAAAACACGTAAAAGGTAGATAATGAAACAGATAATTTCTTTTGAACTAGCACAACAATATCCTAACCATATAATAGTACCACCAATACCCTCAAGAAAATTAATACCGACTTGGTTTAAGAAAATGAAACCATTCTCGGTAACTAAAAATGCAGAAAATCAATCTATGGAGACAGTAAAAAAGTGTGTTCCTTTTATAGATGCTATGAGTGCAGGCTATACTTTTGTAACACATGTTGACTTACAACTAACAGTCGAGAACGGCAAAGTAAGAACAATATTCTTAGATGAGAGACATAGGAAAGAAATGGATACATTCAAACCTATTGAGACTCATCCAAAGCCACAAATTGAAGGTTCTCCTTTTGAGGATTTTTTAATTTTAAAGTTTATATCTCCTTGGAGAATAAAAGTTCCCGAAGGTTATTCTTGTTTATTCTTACCTCCAATGAATCAATTTGAACTACCTTATATTCCTTTGTGTGGCATTGTAGATTCAGATAGTTACGAGGGAATTGTAAATTTTCCTTTTATTGTTCCTCAACTACAAGAAGGTGTTCAAGTAAATATACCTGCTGGAAGTCCTTTTATACAGATAATACCCTATAAGAGAGAAGAATGGAGCGAGCATATTGATAATTTATCAGGAACAAGTGCAGATGCTTATAATAATATGAGAACAGAGATACGTACTGATAGACAAGATTATTATAGAAGAAAAAACTATCATAAGAAGAAATTTAATTAGGAGATTAAAATGAATATAGATAAATTAAGAGAAGAAATAACCTTTGATGAAGGAGTTAAGTATGAAGTATATCTTGATCATCTTGGCCTTCCTACTTTTGGTATCGGGCATCTTGTCACCGAAAGTGATGAAGAGTATGAAGAACACGTTGGATACCCTGTATCCGAGCAACGAGTTAATGATGTATTTGAAGAAGATATGAAAATAGTGCTTGATGACTGCAAGATTTTATACTCTGATTTTGATGAACTACCTGAAGAGTGCCAACATATTATAGCTAATATGATGTTTAATATGGGGAGACCTAGATTAAGTAAATTTAAAGGTATGAAACGCGGAGTTGACACTAGAGATTGGAATACTGCAGCTGATGAAATGGTAGACTCTAGATGGTATAAACAAGTTACTAAACGAGCTGATAGACTGGTTGCTCGTATGAGAGCATTACATATCGATGATTAAAGTTTATGCACTTATATTTGTAGTTGGAGTAGTTGGTATTATAGGCTATGGAGCTAAATACTATTACGATACTACTCAGAATAGAATAGCAGTTTTAACAAATAATAATGCTCAGCTAAAAGTGGCTGTCGAAACATCTGAAAAAAGCATTAACCAGTTAAAAGATAATATTACTAAAATGGCTAGTTTGAATAGAAAACTACAAGTTGATTTACAAAAAGCTGAATCTTACAGAGACGAGTTAAGAGCTAAATTAAGTAAGCTTAATTTAGTTGTTGAGGCATTAAAAGATTCAAAAGTTTTGGAAGGAAAAATGAATGGCGCAAGTTACAATTTGTGGCAAGGTATTATGGAAGAAACTGGTAATTCTGACAAGTCTGATAAGCCTAGCTGGTTGCAGCAACCTGAGGATGGAACCAGAGATAAAAACAGTAACGAAGATAGAAAAGATACAGATACCAGTAGTAGCAAGACCAAAGCCCCTAATATTAAATAACACTAGAGTTTTTGTGGTAACAAAAGATAACTATGAAGAGTTTGTAAAGGATTTTACAGAAGTTTATGGTGACTTAGCCTACGTAGCTTTAAGCATGAAAGATTATCAAAATTTAGCTGTAAATATTGCTGATATGCGTAGATACTTAAACCAACAACAACAAATTATTATTTACTACGAAAATGCAATAAACGAACCTAGTCAAAAAAATGACAAAAAATAGTGTCAAAATATTGACCACTGCCAAATTATTGACGTGAACATAAGTGTCAAAAATTTGACAAATATTACCGATGTTCTATAATTTAATTATAGGAGCTTTGTCGTGTTTATTTATATTTTTTACTTTCTATTGTTTTTCATACTATATGTATTATCAAATCATGCTTATTAGGTTCAAAAATTTGACATATTTAAGGAATAGGTTATACTTTAGTTATACCCTCTGAAAGTGAGAAAACGAATGATAGACCCCATATCAGCCGTTGCTGCAGCTACTGCTGCGTTTAATGTTATAAAAAAAGGTTTTGAAGTAGGTAGAGATATTGAGTCAATGTATGGTGATGTAGGTCGCTGGATGGGCGCAGTCTCTGATATTGATCAAGCCGAAAAGATGAATAAAAAACCTCCATTATTTAAAAAGATATTTGCAGGCTCATCTATTGAAGAAGAAGCCATAAACATATTCGCTGCTAAAAAGAAAGCAGAAGCAATGGAACAAGAACTACGTAACTATGTTAATTTAACACATGGACCGGGTAGCTGGAATGAAATAGTAGCTCTTCAAGCAAAAATTCGTAAAGATAGAAAAGCTCAAATTTATGCTCAACAAGAGCGTCAAAGAGAAATTTTTAACGCCATCGGCATAATTATAGGTGCGGTTGTAGTCGCAGGTGTTGTATGGTTTCTTATCTCTGCAGCCGTAAGTATATTTGGACACCCTTCAACATGGTTTTAATATATACTTTATTACTTAGTTTATTTATAATACCTACTGAGCTGCATAGCGGTGCTAAGACAATTGGACAAAAAAAAGACTATACAAGACAACAAAAAATACATAGAGGTGACATAGAGAAAAAGAAATATACTACTTGTAGATTAATGAAAAGACTTA